CATTTCTTAGAAATAAAGCCTCCAGCGAGTGTAACCTCACTAGTAAATGCCGTATCATTGTTAACAACGATGCGGAGATCTATCTCCTGAAAGGGAGTCACCTCCTAGTTTATCTAGGGCTCACATGAGAGCGTTAAATCATGGCTGCTGCTGCAAATATCGTCATTGAAGACGGGCAGAGTACACCGGTCGAACACACCTTTGTTCCTACAAGGAAAGAAGGCGATATCGTTGTGTACCAAGAGCGCACCACGGCAGCTACGGCTGCAGGGTTCTATTCTTTGAGTATCTCGCAATCGAAAGTGAGCGGGAATTCTTCTGTCGTAAGGCAGAAGATCAAAGTGGAAGTTCCCATCGAAGTATTGGATACGGTTACGGGTTTATATTCGTACCCCTCCTCGTATCGATTTGACATTAATGTCATCCTGCCCAAGGACCTACCGGTCGCAAGCAGAGAGAACGCTGCAGCTTATCTTAAGAATTTAGCTGCTCATAGCGTTGTCACGGCACTAATCGAGAATCTCGATGCGCCTTTCTAGCATTCGCTAGTTAGGGTACTTGTTAAAAATCTCCTTTAAGAGGTGAAACGAAGTGTCCTTTATTAAGGCTCTCGTTAAGGCGTCTACGGATGAGCAAGTTGAACTAGCTCTGACGCAGTGCCTGTGCGAACGTATTAATACGCCGCACTCACTGGCGATCAGTATGTTGGTCTCCGCTGAGGAATTCGTACAGCTCAAGAATATGAGCCCGGATCCAAAGCATTACTTAGAGGCATCTAAATGCCGATTCATATCCTGTCTAGCTGAAAGCCATAATTGGTCAACAGCATCGCAGTTTCGCGATGACAGGTTAGTATCGAGGTTACTCGTCAAGAGTACCTCACTAAGTACGGGGGTCGATGCTGTACACGAAGCCATGTCTCTTTTTATAGAGATCGAAGAGAAGTTAAAACTTCGGTCCGATACGCGCTTAACAGCGCCATGGTTACTCGAGTTCAGCCGCCAGTTAAACAGTATGCTTTCCGATGACGGAAGCTACTTCCTCACACCTGAGGTGTTGGAGGAGATTGTGGAATTTGCGCGTTTGGGCCCGGGCTCGTCTTCTCAGACTGCCTTTGACGATCCACAATCAGATAAGTTGCGTTATGCAACAACAGTTAGCCCAGCATTAGCACCGTTCGCTTCTTCCCTAAAGGGAGAGGTCTGGCAAATGTGGCAACCCCACGTGCGCGTTCAGAACGCTGTTAATATAACAGCGGTACCGAAAACTGCCTTCGTAGGAAGAACCGTAGCTTCAATGCCTACCCTAAATATGTTTTTACAATTGGGTTTAGCAAAGAAATTATCAGTAATCCTTCGACGGTACGGTGTAGACGTAACCGACCAAACGCGAAACATGAATCTTGCGAAGCGAGCTAAAGATTTAAAGCTTGCTACAATAGATTTAAGTAGTGCAAGTAGTTGGTTTTCCGAGCGTAATTTAGAAGATATTCTACCTCCAGATCTGCTCCATTTTGTCGACCTAGTTAGGCCGCATCAGTGGAAAAGTGAGGAATACGGAAGAAAGAAAGGCACACCTCTTTACAATTGGTGTCCCATGGGGGCGGGTCATACGTTTAATCTTATGACTCTGTACTTCCTGGCCCTAATCTACACCGTAGTCCCTAAGAGTGCTTGGAACTTCTGTAGCGTTTACGGGGATGATATCATTGTCCCGCAGAAATATGCTATAAAAGTCGTTGAACGCCTCGAATACCTCGGTTTCGAGGTCAACCGCGCAAAGAGTTTCCTTGATGGAAACTTTTATGAGAGCTGCGGTACAGAGTGGTTTGACAACCACGATGTCCGGCCCTTCTACTTACGTAAGAAGGAAGGTATGGAAAAGTTTGCGGACCCTACATGGGTATCCGAGACAGGTGTCGCGGTACCATATCGCGTCCAGTTGGCCAATCGCTTGCGCTATTGGTCATCTAATTCCAGCTTAGACGGTACGTGTGATATAACATTCAAACGTATTTGGGAAGCTCTACATGAGCCTGTACCCAAAAGTCTAAAACCTTGTGTCCCTCTTCATCTTGGCGATGTAGGATTATTTACGTCGTTTAACGAAAAGTTTAAGCCTCCTCTTTCAAAGAGAACGGTTGAAGATGGATGGGAGACATGCTATGACATAGCGACCCTTCGCAGGGATAACAAGCTAATTACGATCGAAGATAACTTCGTAGTATTAGCATCGCTAATCGATAGCAGCCCTATGATTGATCCAACGAGCCTCCCCGAAATGGTCACACGACCTTTCGAAGCTCGTTTCCTTCCTTGCTTGGAGCATTTCCGAGGCGGGATAGGGTTAGTCGTAGACTACCCGGACACTACCCAGAGCTACTTACAAACAAAAGACGGTTTTTCCACGTCGCGTAGTTACGGTAGTGAGCCCTTAAGGGGGCATTACAAACCGCGTAGTACGAGAATGGTCACGACCCAGTGGCCGCTAG